GCGAACAGCCTCGTCCCATGCTCTGGCTCACGTCGGTCACGCGCGCCTGCCGGATGTCAGGCTAGTGGCAGGCCAACTGAGCTCCCGCGGCGTAGCAGTGTCAAAAAAAAGGCAGGAGTGTTATGCTCCTGCCTGCTAGATGACTAGCCTAACAGATGTCTTAGGTGGGCTGGGATAGCCTCGATCTTGATCTCGACCTTTGGCTTAAGGCTTTCTAGCTGACTAGTGATCTCTGTTTCGATAGCCTGTCTAGCCTCTTGGTCTGTTGTTATTGCCAGTAGCTGGCGAAGGGCTCTGACTGTCTCATTGCTGGAACCACGGCGGGATCCAGGATTCTTGGCTGTGTAGCTGAAGCTGCCGCCGCCATTGAACTCTGAGTTCTTCCTAACCCAGTTGTTGATTAGGCCGGTGACATACTTAGCCAACTCTGCTGGCTGAGAGAAATACTTGGTCTTGCCTTCGTCGCTCATCTCTATCTCGCCTTCTAGGAAGCCGCTGATGAGTATCTGCTTCAGCTCTGCCTTGTCGCTGTCTGTGAGCACGCTGGCTAGAGTCACGTCGCCGTTCAGGACATAGTCTGGCTTGACTTTAAGGACCGCGTTTGTGACTGCTCTCTTTTGATTTACCATTTTTAACCCCTTAGTTACAGCCGAGGCGCTAGTGCTTCGGCATATGAATAAATCGAGTCGGTTTTTTATAAGGTGAGGGAGCTTTGGGTCGCTGAAGCCTGGCGTTTAAAGAGCAGCTCCCTCGGAGCTTCAGCGTGCGGTTGACCTCATCAGCCGCCAAATTATCGCTTGCGCGAACGGTCAATTCTCGATCATAAGGTCAAGCAGCTTAAACTTAAGCTCGCTAATCTCGTAGCCGATCATGACTACTTCTGCACTGCCGGGTCCCCAGAACTCTGCATAGACCTTTGCCTTATACTCTAGTAGCTCGATAGCCTGAATCAGCTGCAGTCTTTCCATAAATTCCCCCCTTTTTATCTCATGTTTGTATATCGAGTCTGTCGAGGAGTGTGCGCGCTCTGTCTGTCAGCCTAGGCCTGCTGGCGTAGCAGTGTCAAAAAAGGAGGGCTTTCGCCCTCCGGTCTAGAAGTTCTCCAGCAATCTGGTTGCCTCGCCATAGCTCTCTTCGAAGTCCTCAGGCTCCATAGCCTCTCTCAGCTCTTCAGCTATCTGTCTAAAATGCTCAACCAGCTCAGTCATCTGACTCTTATCCATCTCACTAAGTATCGACTCTGTCTGCTGGTCATTAAAGCCTTCGCTGGCTGAATAGATCTCATCAATCTCTTCTTCTGATACTGCAGTCACAAAACTCTTCACCAGGATGTGTGCACTGGGCGCACTCTCAAAACTCTCAAGAACTGCCAACATGTCATTGGTTGTTATCAAAGCTGACCTCCTAGCTGCTGAGATGACCTATTCATCTCATTCATGTTTATATATCGAGTCTGTCTGAGCTGGCTCGCTGGCGTAGCAGTGTCAAAAAAGGCGGGACTTTCGTCCCGCCTACTAGCTAGAACTTAATCAGATGTCTTAGGTGGGCTGGGATCGCATCACTATTTATCTCGACCTTTGGCTTAAGGCTTTCTAGCTGACTAGCGATCTCGGCTTCGATAGCCTGCTTCGCTTCTGAATCGCTAGTGATAGCCAAGAGCTGGCGAAGGGCTCTGACTGTCTCGTTGCTAGAGCCTTTGCGACTGCCAGGGTTTTTCACCTGATACTTCTGGCCACCATTCAGCTCGGTGGCCTTACGCAGCCAGTTGTTAACAAGGCCAACCACATACTTTCTTAGCTCTGCTGGCTGAGAGAAATACTTGGTCTTACCCTCGTCACTCATCTCTACCTCGCCACTCATAAAACCCTTGCAGATGATGTCGACTGTCTTCTCTTTATCTGCACTGGTCATCATATCTGCTGCAGAGACCGGACCATCAAACTCATAGGCCACTCCGCGATCTGCTAGTACACTAACAATAGCTGCTACAGTTGCTTTACGCTGATTCATATAACCCCCTAGTTGGCAAGCTTTATGCTTGCTTTGTTGTTATTAGATCGAGTCTGTTAAAGTGCAGTTCATCATTTTAGGTGTCTGAACTGCCAACTGCCCACCGGATGCTAATAAGCTAGCCCAAGCCAATGTCCATACAGGACTTTTACAACCATCTGGTTGTTGTTTATATATCGAGTCTGTCTGAGCTGGCTTGCTAGCCTGCTGGCGTAGCAGTGTCAATATATAGAGGAGAGGACAGGCAGAGCCTACCCTTTCCTCCAGTACTCCAGATACTTCACCACCTCTTCTCGATCTCCAAAGAACTCTATCGCCCTCTTCTTATAATCCTCTAACTCTGACTGATTCTTAAACACTCTGCCATTCTGATTCCACTCATGACTGACTATCATCTGATCAAGAACACTATCATTATAACTCTCTTCCATAAAACCCCCCTTTATTAATCTCATATTAGTATATCGAGTCTGTCTGAGCTGGCTTGCTGGCGTAGCAGTGTCAAAAAAAAGAGGGGGACTTTCGTCCCCCGATTGACCTATCTGTCTAGCAGATGGCGTAGGTGAGCTGGGATGGCGTCGAAGTTTATCTCGACTTTGGGTTTGATGGTCTCGAGTTGGCTAGCGATCTCGGCTTCAATCGCTCGTCTCGCGTCCTGGTCATCGGTTATCGTCAGCAGTTGCTTAAGAGCTTTAATCGTCTCGTTTCCAGATCCTGCTCTAGAACCAGGGTTTTTCACCTGATACTTCTGGCCACCGTTTAGTTCTGGCGCCTTACGTAGCCAGTTGTTAACAAGGCCAACCACATACTTTCTTAGCTCTGCTGGCTGAGTGAAATACTTGGCCTTGCCTTCATCGCTCATCTCGACCTCGCCTTCTAGAAAACCCTTGCAGATCATGTCTACTGTCTTAGACCTATCATTCTCGGTCATGAGATCACTCGCATTCACAGGACCGTTGAACTCGTAGCTGATGCCTTTGTCAGAGAGAACGAACAGGATCGCAGACACAGTTGCTTTACGCTGATTCATATAACCCCCTAGTTGGCAAGCTTTATGCTTGCTTTGTTGTTATTAGATCGAGTCAGTCTAGACCGGCAACCCTTGCGCAGGCGCTGCCCGCCACCGGCCTCGTAGACTATATCGAGCCGGTTTAAAATTATAAAACAGTTTTAACAGGTTTAAAAAAATTTAACCGGTTAGGACCGGGTAACCTCTAAACCATCTAACCTTACTTCGAGCCGGTCAGGTTCTGGTACCCTGCGAACTCTGGCAGAGCACTTTTTCATAAAAATAGGGCCCACTGGCCTCTGATCCCTAATAGATCAAACACAGAGGTACCGGTACCCTAATTTTTTTATAATATTTTTTTATTATTTTTTAACAGCGTGGCCAGAAATAACCGCCGCCTCGCCAACTCGAACACTGACTCATCTCGTGCTTTATAACATCCAGCTTATCTATGAACTCTAGAATATACAACAGATGCTCTAGATCAACTCTACTCATAACTCAGCCAACCCCAGCCTCAACAGCGTAAACCACATGCTCAACTCTACATAGAACTCTTCATCAATACTCATCATCAAACCGCTCCACTAGCGTAAATCTTCTCGTGGCCACCACACGACCTGCGTCGTCCCAGAAACTCAAACTCGCGCCATAGACTTCCTGAGGATTCACAAACTCAAAATTACCCAGCCTATTCAGCGTCAGCTTCGGCCTCTTCTCCCAGACCACCAGATAGTCCATTCCCTCCAGAATACCCAGAGCATTAAACACATCTAGCAGCCGCATCATCGCGTCAAAATTATCTAGGCTTATAGGTTGATGCATACCAGCTCAGCGCTCCCATCCAGTCCACAAACTCCTGAAACGACGTGGCTCTATCGAGCAAATCCAGCCGCTGCACCGTGAGAAACATATCTCGCACCACTCGCATATCTTCGCCCGCCATGAGCTCACGCCAGCTCATGGTTCTATACCATGCGCTACGCCGCAATAATAGAGTCTGCTTCCGCTGCCATCAGGCAGCCGGTTCGCCTCTATCATATCGTCTGCTGAGAAAATCCAGATCGTCACCTCGTCACAGACGAAGAGTCTGCCGATAGTGGCCCAGATAGTCTTGCGTGCTTCAAAGTCTGTCATAACTAGTTATTATATAGCCTTCGCTGCCCCAATCGATATAGCCAGCCATGCGCACACTCACCAGGCCGATTAATCCGAGCTGATGCAGGATGCGAAGCATCGGGCAGATTGCTCGCAGCTCATCGGCCGAATATATGCGCACTTGCTCATTGTCCGCCATTGCGTCTCCGATCAAGATAGATGACGACCCAGGGTGCTGCCAGTGTGGCAACTAGCTGCGCGGCCGCGAGTACGACACGCAGTAGTTCATATGTGGTCATACCAGGCCTCGTGATCGCCATAGATCTCTAGTTTTCTGATTATTTTGAGCAGCGCATAGGTCTCTATGATATCGCGTATGTCTAGCTGTGAGTTTATTACGCCGTTTAGTCTTAGTAGTCGTTGTGGCATAGCAGCTCTCCGTATTTGATCGCACGCCAGTCTATGTTTAGATTCAAGAGCGCATAGAGTATGAGCATGCGATGAATCTGATCTTCGGTAAATAGATACTGAGTCATAGTGGTCTCTTAGGTGAGTTAAGTAGTTGTAACCTAACTGGCAGGGGCCCCCTAACCGCTTCGCGGATCAGGTAAATGCGTGAGAATATTATACTAGATTGACTCGATGAGATGGTAGAATATAGACTATAGAAAAACTGAGCTACTTAAATGAACAGGAGCATCACGTGAAAGAATTTCCAGACTGGGACAAGTGGATACTTCAAAAGAAGGCCGATGAGCAGATAGAAGAGATATTGCAAAAAAGCGAAGCTCATTTCCAAAGAGCAATAGCTAATTTCAATAATCAAGTTAAACCAAAACATATTAAGTATCATAAAGATGCCGGACATGCATATGCTTCAATAGATCACCCTGCTGCACATGTTCAGCTAAGCAATCCAAAACATCAAGAAAAATTCGACGATCATGTTAATAGCTGGTTATCTTTACATGATGAGTCTGGATCAGACAAATATCCGCATGATCACTAACACTTAGATATTTATGGAAAAAATATCATATCTACATAACGGACAATGGGTACTCGAGAAAGGATCTAGACAGAAGAAAATTCCGTTTAACCCAGATAAGGATATATCTAACAAAGATAGATATAGTGTGCAAGGATGGGTGACTGGTGATGTTACTAGTAGTGTAGATAAGCAGGATATTCCTCGCATGAGCGGCAACATGAGAGCTAGAGCTCTTAATAAATTAATGAGACTAGCTCAATATAGAAAAAATCCAATAACTAACAAACTAGAGTTTTTGCTACATAGAGGCGACAATAGTGCTGAAAATTATGCTAGGCGCAATAAGGGCGATCACTATCATAACGATGAAATGACAAGTTGGTCATGGACTCCAGGTATTGCTGCAGGTTTTTCACACAATGCTAGTTTCGGAGCAGATGCTAAGCCAGGCGACTTCTCGAGCGCGTGGGTTCCTGAAGATGACATACATAGTATGCCTAAGATGTATGGACACAGAGGTGGACTGCATGAGCCTGATGGGGCTGCTCTTGGGCCAAACGAGCCAGACGAAGACTGGGGATCTAGCGCCAAAGAACAGCAGCAGTCTGCATACGGAGAGGATGAGATTCTGGTTGCACCAGGAAAGTTTAAAATCCACAAATAAAATAGTCTAAAAAGTAAAGGCATACAAGCAGCATGTAGGCTAATCGGTATAATCATTTCATGAGCAATAGACTAAAGATTTATTTAGAGCAGATGGGTGCTATACCGATGCTGACTCTTAAAGAGGAACTCTACTTTGCTAAGCTCGCTTTTGAAGGCGATGAGGCAGCCAAGCAGCGATTAGTAGAGTCAAATCTGCGACTAGTAGTCTCTATAGCTAAGAAATATACCTATAGCGGCATGGATCTGCTAGATCTTATACAAGAGGGAAATCTTGGCCTCATGAAGGCCGTAGAGAAATTTGAGTATAAGCGTGGCTATAGATTTAGCACTTATGCAACATGGTGGATACGTCAGTCTATTACTAGAGCCATAGCAGACACTGGAAGAACTGTTCGACTGCCAGTGCATTTAGTAGAGAGTGTAAATAAAATATTTCAGATCATGAGTCAGCATGTTCGTCTATATGGCAAAGAACCTAATCTAGAAGAACTTAGTAAACTTATGAACATGAAAGAAGATAAGTTAAAAGATCTGCTAGAGATAGCTAAGATACCACTATCACTAGACAGTAGTCCTAATTCAGAAGAAGACAGAAGTCTACTAGATAGACTGCATAAGTCTAGCATAGAATTCAGTGCCGACAAGCTAGATACAGAAGATATAGCACGTAACCTAAAGATAATACTGAAAACTCTTTCACCGCGAGAAGAGAAGATAATGCGTATAAAGTTTGGTATCTCAGACTAGCAGTCTGATAAAATATAAGCTATGGAAAAAGTTACCTACTTATATAATGGTCAGTGGAGCTTAGCGAAGACTGAACAGCCTTTTCAAGCGGGTGAGATTCATGAGCTTGAAGTTCATCCACATATCGATCATCTATATAAAGTAAAAACTAAATAAGATAAGAGGCATCTAATGTCGCCACTAGATAAACCAAATCAGCAGTATCCTAAAACAGCCAAGTCATATCCATCTATGATGCCTGATCTTATAACTGATATAAGCATCAGAGGCGAATCCTGGGATCAGATAGTTCAAAACAGAGGCATACGCTTTGTGCATCGCATGGCAGCGCCATGCCCTAACATGAAAAGTCTAGACGATAACAACCACGATCCAGATTGTGCATTTTGCGACAATAGTCAGATAATATATATACAAGAAAAAGAGATATTTGGTGTTTTTACTAATAATTCACTAGAAAAACTATTTGAAGTCCAAGGAGTCTGGGAAATAGGGACAGCGGTGATAACGTTCCCTACCGAGTATCCAGATGGCAATCAGGCTGACTTCAATATATTTGATAAGTTATTGTGCCCTGATTTTCAGATACGTCTAACTGACCTGAGACAATATGACGGAACAAGTGGAGCAACCAGCGTCAAGTATCCAATAATAAGAGTTTTCGATATATCGTCCGTAGTTAATGGCGCACTTAAGAAGTATGTGCAAGATGTTGATTTTACTATAGTTAATGGCAATATAGTCTGGGTCGCAGGAAAAGCTCCTAGCTATGATAGCATAGAAGATATAGGTGAAGTGCTATCTATAACATATTCCGCGAATCCTGTGTATAATGTAATGCAGAACATGCATGAGATACGCGCCACGCAGCAGATGGTCAATGGTCAAAAAGTAGCTAAACGATTGCCTCAGCATATTATGGTTAAGCGAGATTTTTTATTTAAGCCGGATGGTAAGGAGCTCTAGCCAGCATTTAAGATATAATGTAAGGGCAAGAGATATTTGGAGTACTATGCCTCAAGCAGCCAGTAAAAAACAATATAGATTTATGATGCAGATCCTTCATGGGAAAGGCAAGTGCACTCAGGCTCGTGGATGTCCACCTAAAAGTGTAGCCGCAAAATACTCTTCAAATTCAGATGCGCCAGAAAGTAAAAACAAAAATAGAGGCGGCGATTGGACTAGCGAGCACCATGAAAAACATGGCAAGGGCGAAAAAACAGAGCGCAAATCTAAAAAGAAACTTAAAAAATCATTTGAGCAATATTATAGAGGACAGGGGGTAGGTCTTGTTGTTACTGACGATAGTGGGCATATTCTTGTTGGCATTGGAAACGATGGTAAATGGCAAACGCCAGGAGGGCACGTTGATCCCGGTGAAGATTTTGTCCAAGCAGCAAAAAGAGAACTTAAAGAAGAGACAGGACTAGACGCTGGAGATCTAAATGAAATTGGTCATGCTAAGATAAACGGTAATGACTCTAAAGTATTTCTAGTAGATTCTTTTGACGGAAAACCAAAAGATACACATGAACTTAAAGATCTGCAGTTTGCACCTCTTCATAGTCTATTAGACTGGGAACTGCGGGATTGCTGCAGAGTAGGGCTAGAAATGTATGCGCACTCTGCCTTAAAAAAATCCAGCAAACTACAAGATCTAGTTATATTAGAGAAACTAAATAAAAATATACTTCGTGGTGATAATCAGCGAACTGCTACATTTGACATAAGTCATGGCGAAGCACTGAAGCTCATAGGTAATGGCTGCTTCAGAATGCTTAGCACTGCCGTTAAAGATATGAGTGATGAGGATTTTAGAGATGTCAAGATAGATTCCTATACTATAAGCCTAAGAAAACACATGAATGATGTGTATTCTGGTCGTATAAGTGATGGCCATAAAGTAATACATCAATTTACTAATAAGTCACTGCCTCAGCTCTGTGCAGATGTCATGTCTGTATTCGAGTGGTACTCAGATGAAGATGAAAAAGTATTCGACATACTAGACGATGAAAAACTTTCAGATGACGCTATATATGGCGGACTAGAGCAACTTGCAGATAATTATCGAAAACACAATCTTGCCAATATCTACACTGAAGTAGAAAATATGCGAAAAGAGATACGCAATGGCGTTGCGGTAGACCTTCAGCAAGTAGAGTCTAAGATAATGGCGCTATTTGATAAGCTAGAGAATTCGCTACTAACTGTCGTAGATAAGCACAACAAACTAAACCAAGATGCTGGCAAAGAAATAGAAGATCTAGAGTCTAGGTTGTTAGAACTGCAAGAGAAAGTAGATGAACTTTCTAAAAAACCCTCTAAAGTAGATGTCGTACAATCTAAAAAGATAGATCCAAAAAAGGTCTACGAAAATGAATACATGTACTTACCTAGACCAAAAATAGAAATAGATAATAAAGGTCAAATATCTATAACATTTGACAAAGAATGGACAGATCTAGAAAAATCTAACTTCCTATGTGACATGAAAGCCAGAATAATTAAAAAGGCACGCTAATGCTAGATGTAGGTCATGAGTTAGAAAATTTAAAACACAGACTGATGGCAAAAGGCTTTTCTCTAGATGAGGCTGAAAGCATTTGCGATAGTGCATCTGATAATGTAAGAGAAGCTGTAATAGATATGGTAGCTGATGCTCTAGAAGAGGCTGTTATAGACGGAGGAGACCATAACTCTCATAAATTTGTACAAGAGCTTATGGCGATACGCGATGGAAATCTGTTTAAGATAACTACACTATCTGGAAAAACTGACTTTTCGGAACCGCCGTTCCCTATGTTGCCAAAACTACTATCTAATGCAAAAATGGCCCATGATGGCTCTAGATATAAAAAAATACCTATGCGCGAAAGATCTAGCGAAAGCTCAATGCCAAAAACTATAGAAAACGCAATAAAACAAATCAATAAGCAAAGACTGCAATTAAAGGCAGACAAGCAGGCAAGACTTGAAAAGCAAAGAGGCGGATCCAGTGATCCTACAGAGTCTATAGACACAATAGAGGCGCTACCTGTGCCGCAGCATGAATACACATATGATAATTCAAAGTCTGTTGCAACTCAATTTAGAACCGCAAGCGATAAGCAAGATCCTAATTCAAAATGGGTAAGGCCTGCTAAAAAGGCCGATATGACTGAAAAGCTAGAGCAGATAAATAATCAGCTCCAGGACAGAATAGACGATGCCATACGCTACATTATGGCACAATACGGAGGATGATCTATGGCTTTTGTTATGTCAGAAGTTGCTCTCCAAAGACTTGTACAGCTAGGAATAGCTAACCTAAAAAATAACAGAGCTGCATTTGATTGCATATTTGCACAGTTTCTTAGAAATGAAATGCAGGCGTCCTATGGTCAAGCACACATAGACAAGATATATAATTGGTTTACTACTACAAAAATACCTGTACTACAGGCATGGTCCTTTGACCCTACTAAAGTGCCTTCTTTTACGATACATCTTGCAGATGAGAGTGAGGATGAGAGCAGGGCTGCCGTTTCAGATTATTTTGGTTCTGGCGAGAACTCTGAGATGTTGACTGGTGTCTCTAGCGTTTCATTAGATATAGGGATACATGCCGATAAGTCTAAGGATCATGTTCTTTGGCTTTACTATATACTAAACTATATTCTCTATAAAGAAAAGATGGCTGGGTATAATCTTGGTCTGCAATTATATACATTTAGAGCCTCTGAGTACAATAAAGAGAGCAAGTATATGGCTGATAACGTCTGGTCTAGATGGATAAGATTTAGATGCACAGTCCAGAACTATCTTGAGGGCGATCAATATGTAGAGCCAGTACTAGAGCTAGATATAGGTGCTACTACGAACAGCGACATTAATATGTCAGATGGCGATATAGAAGAAGTAGTTACAAACATAAGTCAGTATCGGAGCGATGTATGAATGATAATTTGAAAGCTGAGATAAAAAAAATGGAACTAGAGCGTCATGCCGCCTCTTCAGCGAAAGGACTAGCTCAGAAGAGAGTGAAGTTTGATGTCTGGTTTTCACAAAGAAAAGATCTTATACCACCTATACATAAAAAAGAAATATTGGCTGCTGACTTTAAGGCCAGGGGGCTAGAATCAGAAGCCACCATGGAACAGTTTGATAGGGCCCTTAAATTATATGGTGTTAGTATTTAACTAAATATGCATGTTATAATGATTAAAGCAATAATGACGCAATAGGAGAAAGTATGGCGATTAATGTATCCTTCAATGGCGCAACTATTTATAGGCCTGGTGCTTATTCTAAGTTGACAATAGATTTAGGTGGTAATTTTCCGCTTGGTATCGTAGGTCTAGTGGCAATATTTGGTGAATCTACTAGAGGTAAACCTGGTAGTGAAGAAGCCGATATGTCTAGAAATTTTTTCTTACCTAATCAGATTTCTGAAGTAAGACAAAAATACGGATCTGGTCCGATCGTAGATGCGATGAACTTTCTATTTTCTCCAGCTTCTGATGGTGCTGTGCCTAATGGTGCACAGGCTGTTTATATTTATAAAACTAATTCGTCCACTAGAGCCACTATGTCATTGCCAAACTCATTCGGCACTGTTCGCTCTCTTGAGCACGGAATAGGTGGAAATACTATTACTTTCTCTGCAGAAGAAACGGCTGAAGTTGCGCCAATGTCTGAATCATCTGCGGATTTTGACGAGTCACTTATTGCTGCTGGATCATTCGATATCTATGTTAACGGTGTTAAGAGTTCTGTAAGTGTTGCAGGCGGTTATGCCGACAACGCTGCGCTAGCTGCTGACGCTGCTACGTGGTCTGTTGCTGACGTATCATTTACTGTTAGCGGCGTTGATGGCGCATCTTCTCTATCTATAGAAATTGATGCAGATCCATTAGCGAGCCGAAATGGTTCTGGTAAAGCACTAGAACTTAAAGATGGCACTGGTGCACCTCTTGCTGCAATGAATATTGCCGAGGGTCTTGAAGTATCATCTCAAGAATCAAAAATGACACTTACTCTTAAGCAAACAAGAGACTTACTAGAAGAGCAAGAACTTATTGGCGGTAACGTTGTTATGCAGGTTGGTTTTAGCGGAGCTAGTGCAACTGCTACAGTAGAAGTAACGTCTAGTTCAATTATTCTAGATGCTGGCTCAGCGATCTCAATAAGCAAAGAGTCTTATCCAACCCTACTTCAACTAGTTAACGCGATAAATCTTAATCCAGGCTGGAAAGCTTCTCTTACTAGCACGCTATATAACTCATTATCACCTAGCGTACTTGATGAAGTTACTATTGGTGCGAAATGTTCAAATTCATTAACTATCAAGCCTGCTCGTATCAAAAAAGATGCGTCTGAAGTGGCAAGCTTTTTTAAAGATTCATCTATTGCAGATATCGATGATCAATCTGCTGTTGGTCTAGTTGATGCGATGAGTGAAGCTGGACTTTCTGGTGGAGCTCTTGGAGCAACAACTACGTCTTCTATAACTGCAGCTTTAGCGGCATTCGAAGAGATCAGAGTTAGCGCTGTGGTTCCTCTATTTTCTAGAGATGCAATCCTAGCCTCAGATACTCCTTCTAGTGATATTGCAGATAACACAACAGATTCCTCGTCTAGCTACACAATACTTGGTATACATCAGGCAGTTAAGACTCACTGTAACTTAATGAGTACTACAAAAAATAGAAGTGAGAGACAGGCTTATCTTTCTTATAAAAATAGCTTTGATGCATGTAGAGAGAGATCTGGTCTACTTGCTGATCCGCGTATACAGCTATGTATTCAGGACACTAAGAATACTGATTCTCAGGGTAACATAAAGTGGTTTCAGCCTTGGGCACAATCATGTATGCTTGCTGGAGCTCGTTGCGGTTCGCCAATAGGAACTCCTCTAACGTTTAAATTCTTTAATGTTAGCGGAATTAGACACACCTCTCAGTCGATGTCTACCCCTGAAGAAGATATCGTACAAGACTTTAATCCTAATGTTAAATACAACGAAGCTATACAAGGCGGAATAACTTTCTTTGAGCAGCCTCAGTCTGGTGGTATCAGATGTCTTCTTGATAATACCACTTATCAAAAAGACGGAAACTGGGTATACAACAGAGCAAATGTTATGTATGCTGCAGACGTGTTAAGTTTTGATTTTAGAAATCAACTTGAAAACGTATTTGTTGGTAAAAAGAATACCATATCTGTATCTGAAGTTAGATCTATTGCCTCATCGCTATTAAGCACATATCTTGCACAAGGAATAACAGTATCTACTACTGCCGCACCAAATGGCTATAAAGATCTATCTGTTAAGATAACTGGTAATACGATCAACATAAGTTTAGTAGCTGTTTTAGTTGAAGGCATTGATTTCGTACTTAATGATATAACTATCACAAGAGCTGAAGCTTAATTAGTTATAATCTTAAAACGAGAAATATATGAAAAAATTACTAGAACTTGAGAAAAAACTTTTGGAAGCCAGGGAAGCGCTGGAAAAGCAAGCAGCGATGCTAAGCGATGGTTCAGATACTATGAGTGTTGGCTCTTCTATGGTAAACACTGCAAAATCTGAAGACAGTAAATCTTCACATAAAGGCAAGCGACATAAACTAGATGTCGATGGCGATGGAGAAATTGAAGCTGAAGATCTTGCGGCTCTTCGTCAAAAAAAGAAGAAGTCTAAAGAGCAGTTAGCTAAATTTGGATCACAGGGTGCACCTTTGGGGTCTAATCTTGGTTCTTCTATCACTGCTGGTATCTCTGGCGGTGGTGTAAATGTCAAGAAGAAAGAAGATAAGCATCCGGACGAGAAAGAAGATAAGAAGCTTATAGCTGAAGCGCTTGATCGTCACAACGAAAAGAAACATGGCGAAGATAAAGACGAAGATTCTGCTAAAAAAGAAATGAAGCTTAAGAAGAGCGAAGAGGTCCTAATTTCTTTTCCAAATGGCCAATGGGCTCTTACAAAGTCTAAAAAAGATTCTGAAAAATCAAATACGGACGACGGTTCCATTTTGTCAGAGCCTCAACACAGAGGGGCTAGTGGCAAAGGAAGAATCCGCATGGATTCAATTCGTGCAAAAACTGGAAATCCAGAAGATATGATGATACGAGCAGAAGAAAAGGCTGAAAAAGCAAAAAGTAAAAAACCGTAATCCGCAAATTCTATGTCTATAGATATGCTACTGGGCCCTCGAAAGAGGGCCTTTGTTTTTGCTTAAGTATATAGCTGATATAATCTATAAGTTTACATAAGTAAGCACAAATTCAAGGTACGTGGAACCGAACCACAGGGAGTTTTTTATGGCAGGACAAGTTCCTTCTTTTATTACCGGCGCAAACGCCAAAATTAAGTTAGGCAGTATGACTATGGCTTATGCTCAAGATGTCAGCTACTCAGTTGATGTAGCTACTATTGGCGTAGAGACAATCGGTCGATTTGAAGTAGTTACAAATGAGCCTATATCTTATTATGTTAGCGGCACTCTTAGTGTAATCAGATATACTAAAGCAGCTACTCAGATGACTGGAAGAACTAGCATACCAGGTTCATCTAATAATGGTAACTCTATCAATGAATGGCAAGATACTACTACAAATTCTGTAGTTGGCGATCAATTTGATCCGGCTAAAATAATATCTTCTAAAACTTTTGATCTAGAAATATTTTCTAAACTAGCCTCAGATAATCCTGTTGGTGGACCGGTAGAATCTATCGTGAAAATACGCGATTGTCGTTTTACTAGAAAATCAGGTTCAGTAACTAAACGTGGTCTTATAGTAGATCAGTTTAGCTTCACTGCTGTACTCATGAATCACGATGATGATACCGCGGCAGGAACTTCTGGAGACATTGATCTCAACGGATAATTTCCGTAAAATGAGGCAAGAATGGCGGGAATAACGCCTTCGTTCATAACTGGGGCAAACGCTAAGATAAAGTTAGGTAGTCTAACTATGGCGTTTGCTACAGATGTTTCTTATCAGTTAACCATAAGTCATGTAGGCGTAAGGGCCATGGGCATGCTAGAAGTAGCAAGCTATGAACCTACATCCTATGCTGTTTCAGGTACTTTTTCTGTAATACGCTACACTAAAGAAGCAGGCTCTGATCAAGTTTCGCTAGTAAGATTTGTAGATGGACAGGCCGAGATTTCATCTGCTGGTCAAGCTATTGTAGGCGCAAGCAAAGGTGGCAACTCAGTAAATGAATGGAACGACGCCAATTCTGGACGCATAGGCGATCAACTGGATCCAGGACTTATACTTAGCTCGCTTACATTTGACTTAGAGATATATGTTAAATCTAAATTTGAAACAAATGAAAATATACCTGTTCTTAGAATAAGAGATTGTCGTATAACTGGAAAATCTGGGTCGTTAAATAAGCGCGCACTTATGACTGATCAGTTTTCTTTTAACGGTATACTTATGGATAGCGACGGAGATAGGTCATCCTCTCACTCAACGACAAAAAGAGATCTGAGTTAATCATGAGCAAAATTAGACCATTTTTTTTTACAGGTGCACGAGCAAAAATAAAGGTCAATAATAAGACTCTTGCCTACGCAACCAATATATCGTATTCGATTGATATAAATCACTCTGCGCCAGTGCTGTTGGGTATGTATGAGGCCTCTTCCGTAGAGCCTTTAAGCTATAAAGTTAATGGTGAGTTTACTATAATAAGATATGTCTCTGGTATCTCTGATGCTAACATAGTAAACACTGCAGACAAAGAGACTGGCAACGGAATAGGAAACTGGAAGAGCTTCAACAGTCCGGCAAATGATCCTCTTAAATATGCCACTGATTCTAGAACTAACGAATCGCTTAATCCAGGCAGACTAGATCAGGCTTCTGGCTTTGATATAGAAATATGGCAGGACAACGTTCCAGCTGCTAAAATAAGAAATGCCAGAATTACGCGTGCTAGCTTTAGTGTATCAGTAGATACGCTTGCACAGCAAGTATTTTCTTTTACAGCACTTTATGCAGATGAGGATAGCTTTCTGGCTGATTTTTCAGGCAGAGGGCAACAATTTGACTAACTATGAGTGGACAAAATAAGCTAGATAATTTTAATTTATTAGAGAGTGTAGCTAGTAACGCAATTAGTGGCGTTGGTTCTATAGTGGCGGCAAAACCCGTTGCTAAATATTTTAGCGGTGCTAGATGTATACTTAGAGTTAACGGTAATATACTAGCTTTTGCCACCGGGATATCTTGGACTATACACACCGAAGCTGAAGAGATAACAACTATAGACTCCTATATGCCGCATGAACTTGCTCCAAATCGTGTAAAAGTAAACGGCACTATATCTGGCCTTAGAATACCAGGCAATGGTCCGGGCTATAAGCTTATGCAGGCTAACATGTTAAATTTTGCACATCAAAAATATATAGATATAGAAGTTCGCGATTCACAGACAGATAATTTAATTTTTCAGACAAATAAAGCACTTATAACTAGAAGATCAGAGTCAGTAAGGTCAGAAGGAATGGCAGAAATGACATTAGACTTTATGGCAATTGGTTTTATAGATGAAGTGGTCAATCCAGCTAAGCCAGGATAGCATCTGCTGATTTTGCGCATATTTGCGTATAATAAATAAAAATAAGCACTAAGGAGAGGTCATGGAACTTCCAAAGAATGAAAAATCTTTTGACGTAAGTTTAATAGGCGAGACAACTGGGAAAAAATACGAGGGCACTTTTACTGTAAAGTGCGTATTGAACATTTCAGATAAAAGACGCCTAGAGATAGAGCGATCTAGATTATCAGCAGATACGGTAAATCCGTCTGTTAGTCTATCTGCAATTTCTGGTGTTGTGGCAAATCTTAGAATAAGAGTAGTTCAGGGACCAGAATGGTTCAAGCAATCTATAGATAATCTTGATTTTCTAGATGAAGATATTTTGTATGAAGTATTCTCAAAATGTATGGAAAAAAGCGAAGAATGGACCTCTGAAGTCAAAAAGAAGTCTGTTGGGGAACCTCTAGCGGGAAACTGACGGCGGGAGATCTAGAGGGTCTCCCAGTATACGAGGCTATACATAACATAGCAATTTCAAATAGTTTGCTTAAAGCAGACTCTCTAGACTCCACCGAGTTATTTCTACGAAGTTGGTGGAGCAAAACTTATAATAGGCCACTAAAAGATCCGCTGCTTAACTCTTACAATGTTTACGAGTTACTATATGAATTTTTTGATAAACATGAGAGAGAAAAGCAGCGCGAAAGACGACTTGAGGAAGAAACTGATAAAATAGAAGATGATAAGCGCCAGAAAGCACTTGATTGGGCTGATGAACAGGAGCGCGCCGAGATGGAGTCTACTGCAAACAGCAATAATTCGCAGCAGCGCACTGACGATCAAGAAGAATGGATGGTGCAGGAGTTAAAGAAGCAGTATGGCGATAATTTTGGAGACGACGTCAACATCGATTTTTAAAGGTTAAGTATGCAGCAACCGAACACAAAGCGAGATAATAAGAGTGTAGCCGATGAAGCAGCGGAGTATGCCAGACAAAATTCCGTATTTGCAAATGTAGACGCTCTTTCTGGCAATTTAAAGACAGTTGCACAATCGCTATTGCAACAACTAGAGCAGAACGTTGCCATAATCAAAAGACAGAATGAAATAGCGATAAAAAAAATTCAAACATCTAACATGTCCCCCGAAGATGCATCTGGTGCGATTACTGACATTGAGAACGACGCAATATCGTCAATTCAACGATTCTATTCTCAGGCTGCTACACAACTACATAAACACTCTGCAGTAATTTCTACAGAAAGAAATATTTCTAGAAGTATAGCTACTTCATCTCATTCAGCTGGAATGGCGATATCTTATAGAGACTATATAGGGGATAGCGATGTTCGATACTCTTCTGCAATAAGTCTAGAGCAGCAACAGCAGATATTTAAAAAAGCTGCGCATGAGAAGAGTCGTGAGCGCACTGAATTAATGCGCACGATAAATGAATCAAAAGATAGATCTCCTGAACAAGTAGCAGCAGACACCAAGCGACTAGAAGAAATTGACAGAGAAATAGCACTTTCTTCAAAAAAGTCAGCGGCATATAAAAAAGCTGGCGAAGTAAAGCGTGTGAGCGAGTATGGTGATGAGAAAGTACAGAGACGAATTGAAGGTTTTTTAGAAGATTTTGCTGAAGACGTAGGATTTGATGAGCTTAAAGAAGAGGTTAGAGCTGGTAAAAAGAGTTCAAGAGATTACAGGGCCGACAGAGCTGCTAATGTTGCAACTATAAAAAATATTCAGCAAGGCACGTGGTCTAGTAAGGCTCTTGGCTTAGGTTTGAGTAAAGATGTTGCTGCTCTTACTGAGGGCAAAGGCATAGATGAATTAAGGAAAATGCAGGCCACAGCATTTGAGACAAAGCAGTCAGCCGATCAAAGTGGAGATATAGACGCGATACTTAAGGCCGGTAAAGAACTGGATGCTTTAACTAAAACTGTAGAAAAGCTAAATAAAGTTCAGCAAGATAATTTGAAGTTAGGCGAAATTAACAGGCAAAAAGAGCAGCAAAAAGAAAGGCAAGAGCGCCAAGAAGGCGTTGGCGGTGGTTATCTTGGAGCGGCTGCGATGTTTGGCGGTGGAGCGGCTAAGATTTACGAGGATCTATTCGTAGAAGGTGAGCTAAGAAAAACAAGAGCCAATACTGTACTACAACAGCAAGCAAATCAAATTGTTATGGGCAATATTAGGGGAGTGGACAATCTGAGCATATCAGATTTGTCTCAAAGTATATATGCAAAACAAGCAGAAAATGAAGCGATTGAATTGCAAAAAAATAGTCAATTAGTTGGTGGCGCGCAAATACTTAATCAAGCCAGGAGAAACACCAGGGCTGCGGGTCTTTTTGGTCTTCTTAATATTTTTGGAGATGCAAAGGCCGTGGCAGAAGGTACAGTTAGTGCAGAAAAAGTTGCAGCTACAGCCGAAACTATAAAACAAGAAAAAATAGCAGCCAATGCGTATGAAACTTATCTAGGTAATAAGTACATGGACAGAGGGATAGGCTTAGCTAGAGCCAGTATTGGCAACAATGCAGCGCTTGACTACGCAAAAAAAATAGCAATTACAGGTGAGTATGGCGGCGGTGAACTTGATCGCTTAAGTAATTACGGAGTAAGCTACGATGATGTAATTAGAAATATGCCTACCATGGTAAAGGGTAGGTTTAAGAAAGGCGAGTTTGGAAGTGTATTTCAGACAGCCGGTCTTCTTGAGCAAAAAGGAGTAATGACTGAGGCCGATTATATACAGCTAGCGGCTCAAAATAATCGTGCTGGTGGCACTCAAAAAGACTTAAATCAATCTATTGCTATAGGTATACAAGAAGGATTTGACAACGATTTTATTAAAGAGCTGGGTCACACAATTACTGACCTTAATGTGACAATGCAAAAATACGGTGGCGGAAATATGCAACTTGGACAGTCTATTATGTCACTGGTATCTCAATTTAAAAAATCTGGCTTCACTGACTCAGCTGCCAGAGCAGCAGCAGTAGAGTCAATTCAAAAAACAACAGATAGATCTTCTTCCACTAGTCGAAGTTTTGCCACTGCTGTAGAGGCTAATGAGTTAATGAATAAAGGCCTTAATCCTTTAGAGGCATTTAGAGTTGCTGAAATGAGTTTGGATGAAGTTAAGCGTGCAAAAGATCTATTAGAAAAAAAAGCAAAAGGAGGACTCACTGAGGACGAAAAATCAAAGTTAGAGGCACTTGAGAGCGGTGGCGTTAATGCTGAAAACATCTCTAAAGCATATTACAGTAAGCTCAGAAAATCATTCACTACTGATCTTCTTTCAATGCCAACTAGTGGACCTGAGCTTCTTCAATTAAATGATATGTTACAAGAAGGTAATAATCCGGATAAGACGGTTGAGTACATGAAGAAAAACGAGCAAAAGCTTAGACAAATAATGGGTAAACAAAGATTTAGTGAACTTATGTCTAGACTTACTCCTGCAAATGCTAATTTAAGTGATCAAACAAATACTCTACCAGATACTCCGCAAGCTTCTGTCGATAAGGCACAAGCATCTAAGCAAGAGCAAGAACGACTATATGCGCAGAAAGCATTTGAAAAACTCTTTGGACAGTACGAGAAAAGTCCGACTAAAGGTTTAGAAGAGCTTATGGCAAAATTTGCTGGAGCTATAGCTAGTACAGATGTATCAAAACCTAAACCAAAATCAACTGAAGACATGAAAGATGGTGCTGCTAAAACTATTGTTGATGGTGCTGAAAGCTTTGCAACAGTAATAAGAGGTGCTGCCGATTATTTTCATGAAAAAATTACTGGAAAGAAGTCACCTGGACAATCGGCTCAAACAAATGTGACAACTGTAAATTCTACTAAGCAATTACAGCAGAATAACGCTGGGGTAAAACAAGAAAAGAAGCCCACAAACAACACGACTGGAAAATCAGAATGATATTTGTCATACTATTTTTTTCAATATTTATTCTATCTAAAATTATACAATTTTTAGACATTAAATTTCAACTAAATTTAATAAAGCCAAATACAGTGGAAGACGACATACGATATATAAGAAATTCACAAGAGTATTGGATAATAAAAGATCTATATCATGACAAATAAAGTAAAAGTAAAAACCCCAAATGGGTTATTTATAGTATACAACTATAGAGAAAGATTTGGCAATAAATACATAAATAAAGATGAGTTTGAGCCTGATCAAGTTATATTAAACTCTGCATCTCTTTTGTCTATGGCAACAAATAAGAGCAAGGGAGCTCCCGCTGGCACTTTTGAAATAAGACTAGCTGCTTCTAAAAATTGGGTAAGTGCTATAACACCAGGCAGTTGGTGTGTAATTTTAATGTCAAATTCTCAAATAGGCGTTGGAGCTAAATACAACCACACAGATACGGTAAATGAAAAATCATTTAAGATGCTAGGAAGAATAGACTCCGTTAGAAGTGTATCATCGGTTAATCCACAAGATGGCTCTACCTTAAAATATTATGTTGTGACTGGAACTGACTGGGGTACTATATTTAACAGCATGCTATATGTGGATCCTCTTGGTAGAAATCCAGAGGAAACTGCCGTGGGTATGGCACTAAGTTTTCTATACACAGACTTTATACAAAGATCTAATGTAGAAGGAAGCGTTGGTAAGAGTTCAAAGAGCACGCCAATAAGTAAAGATAAGCAGACTAGTGGTGCTCTTGCTGATATGACTAAGACTAGTTCAGAGGTAAAAGAGGCAGCAAAAAATAAATCTGCCATAGATAACACTCCTGCCAAATCTGAAGTAGCTGATAAAGCTGCGAAAAATAAAAATTATTTTAATGTTTCTGATACTATTGATTTTTTAATAAAACTCTGGGGCGTCAATCAAAATAATGCCAAGGCACTTTTTGGCGATAAGATTAATCAAGTTACTCAGGGAAAACTTCTAGGGAGAGCCCAGAACGAATTTAGGTTGCCAGACAAGTTAAAAAAATACATGAATTTGAAAGAAAATACAGGAACTGGATTTATAGATACAAAAAGTGGGTGCGGAATACTCGTCGATTATGATAAATATAGTGGTAAAGACGATTCTTTTGTTTTTCTAACTCATGATAGCGTTTATGGCGAGCATACTATGTGGGACGTCATAACTCGTAACATGAATAGACTCACTAGTGAACTTATAGCAGAAGTTAGATTTGAAAATGAAAGCACGCCGTCCCTAGCGTTATACAATAGGTGCAAACCATTCGTAGTAGATAAATCTCGTTTATATAATGATAGCTATTATGTTGGTGATGGCAAGTCTAGTGACTCAGTTAGTAGTCTTGTAGATCAATATGTTTCTGAATTTAAGAATATAAGATGTATAGAAATAGACTACAACGATGTATTGTTTAGTAGCTGCGGAACCAACTGGAGAGATAAGATCAATTTCGTAGAGGTATCTATAGATGCCTCGTATGCGTTTAGCGGCACTGACACTCAGGCTATGGCAAACTATCTTGCTCTTGGTAGCAATTTCTATGATCCCAGATCTATAGCGAGAGATGGCCTTAGGAGCAGGCGAGAGACAACATACGTTCTCCCTAACGCAGTTATAGCCCGTGATGCTGACATTAGTAAGATGCATGGCCTAAAATATTTAATGAAAGAATGGTATTTCCATACTCACACTATGCTAAACGGATCACTGCATCTAGTAGGACAGGATCGATATATTCAGGTTGGTGACAATATCAAGATAGACTCTAGAGTTTTAGACATAAATAACAACTTCAACGATATTCAGAAAAATAAAAAAGAAACAATTTTCTTTATTGCACATGTTGAATCGATATCTCACAATATTTCATATGAAGAAGATCATCGATCTTTTACTACAAACATAGTATTTTCTAGAGGTATATTTGTAGATGAAAACTTAAATAGAATACAGACCGATAGTGGTGGCGCACTAGATCAGGATGCCTCGCTTCTAACGCCTACTGAAGAAAAGAACTACAGAGCATCGACCTCTTCATCTTTTGCTGATCCAGATGCACAAAAATTAGGTGGCAATAAATGAGAATATCAAACGATCTTCCTAAAGAATATATAGAGGACGAGCATAATCTTTTTAGCGGCGCAAGCAATAGGGATTATTCTATTAAAGTTGGAACAGTTAGGGAGTTGGTTTACTCAAGTGAAAAAAATCAAACCAAATATATAGTTGAGACAATAGATAGAGGTAGACTCGTACCTATAACATGTACAATTTTAGTCAAGTTTGGTGGACTATATAACTATGAAGAGTTTAATCTAAGAGGCTTTGATCCTGGTAGCTCCAATGTAAGCTATGGAAATCTAAAGTGCGTAGCAGGTGATACAGTTCTAGTGGCCTGCATAAATGGTCAGATCTTAGAAGGCGTAATAATTGGTGCATTGTCACACCTAGGCAGAAAAGAAATTCTACCTGCAGACGGCAGCATATCGTATATAAAAGAATTTAATGGAATACAGGAAGTAATAAACAGCAGTGGCGAATATCGTGTAACTTTTAAAGGTATTCCAACTAACATA